GAACTGTCCACCGAAGTAAACGTGTCCAACTACAGCGCCAGCATTTGCTGGAATAATCCAATCGCTCCATGAGAAACCTAATCCCATTGGTGCTGGGTAGTCATTCCCTTCGACTTGAGACTTGTAAGCTACCGGTTTGGCAAATTTATAAGGTAATGCGTACCAATCAAGGTCCTCTTCTCTAACAGCGATCAATGCACCAGAAGTACATTTTTCATCCATTAGAATTGGTTTACCGTTATAAGATAGAGCGGTGAAACCAGTGCCAGCAGATAGTCCTTTCATTAAAGAAGCATCCTTAGTAATTCGCTCTTGAGGGCGAAGTAACTGACCGTAGTAATTAAAGATAGCCTCAGTGGTATAAAATGCACTAGGCTTTTGAGCGCCTGTTGCAGTATTAATCCAAAGAGTGTCAACTTTAGCAAGAGTAAGAGTACCGCCAGAAGCAGTAACTGTACCTTGTAGAGTTGAATAGGTTGCTCGGCTTAAACCACCGATGTTTGCAACGGATGTACCGTCGTCGACTAGAGCGCCTAGTCCTAGTGGGTCTTTGTTTACGTTTCCTGTTCCATCTCCATAGAAAATAGTACCGAGGTCGTCGGCCATATCCTCTGTGTCAGATTGAATGGTAAGCTTCATCAGATCCAAAATTTTTGCATCTGTGTCTGCTACTGAAAGCTCATCACCGGGTAATGCGCAAGTAATTTGATAGAATGATGGAGTAAACTCCATGTACTGGCGGTTGTCTGTAGCTGCGACAGAAAATGTGTCAAAGCCACGAAACGATTTACCAGTTGTGTTCTTTGAGATTTTTACGGGTACTCTCAAAGTACGACCACTCCAAGATTTTGCTGCACGCACAACACGTTGGAAAAGAACATTTGACCCAAGGATAGTATCAACCACATAAGGCAAGTATTCTTGCGCAATAGTGGTTTGCACCCTTTGTCCATATAGTTCAGTCATTATCGTAGAGGTTAGTTTTTTAAAAAATTAATTAATTAAAACCTCCACCTTTAAATCAACTTACCATGGTCGATTTTGTTCAAAATCTTTTGATGTTTTATAGGCTTTGGTTTTTCCTTCGCCTTTCGATTCAGAGGTAGTAGCTGCTGCAACTTTCTTACGATCGTTAACATCATCGGCTGACTTCTTACCAGTGCCTTTAGAGATCATCCTCCAACCGGCTTTGTAATTCCATCTACCTTGTGAGTCTACTAAATCGTTGTCAATCACAGTTTTTAATAGCTTGTTAGGATCAATTTTAGCTCCATCGGGATTGAGTTTTGTATCACTCTCAATAGATGCTATTTCGGTCCTCATGTAAGTGGTAGCATCCTCGACCGCCTTGCTTTCGGCTGTTTTAGCTTCAGTCATACGATTAATCGTACGTTCTTCGGCCTCCTTAATCTTAGCATCTTGGTCTTTTTGGTAAGCTGACCACTGTTTTTCGGTTCCTCCAAACCAATCTGGTATTTCGCTCTGATCTGCATTGTCCTCTCTGGCTTTTGCAAAATCTTCACGAATTGACTTGATGTCATCCTGATGGCGAGATTCTTGAGTGTTAAAACGAGTTTCCCACTCTTCCTCTCTTTGCTTCCATCTTGGATGTTCATGGAACGGTTTATTATCATCTGCGGTAGTTGACGCATCATCTGCATCATCTGTTCCGTCATCTGAATGAGAATTTTCCCCCTCATCCGGCTGGGTGTCATCCGTTTTGTTTTCTTCGGCTGGCGAGTCCGCAGAGGTTGCATCCCCTGTTCCCTCTCCGAAAGGATTAGCACCTTCCTGAGGAACATCTGCCATAGCGTTATCTGTCATAAAATTACGATCTACTATTTGTCAACGCCGTAGAACGAGAGCGCACTTATTAATTAATTTAATTGTAGCATATTATGTTCTAGTATATCAAACCTTTTTCGGCATTACAGGTCTTTTATCCTTCTCTTTCTTTTCAGTATGTTCAGGTAGTTTGGAAATACTTATAGTTTTTTTTGCAAACTCTTTAGCTAAACTTGGCTTAATAGCCATCATAAACTTAGCTTGAGCTTTTGATAAAAATGTCATAAATTAGCTGTTAGGTTGTTGATTTTCATTAAGCGCAGCTTTTCCAGCTTCTTCAGCAACATTTCTAGCTACTTCTTCTTTTACCTTACTATCGTTATAAGCAGCGATTGCCTCTGGGTGAAGCTCTAGACCAGCCTGTTTAGCTAACTGGGCCTGTCCCTCTGGTGGTAAATCTTTAAAGCTAATTGATTTTGACGGTTCATTTCCACCGCTTTGAGCTTCTTGTCTTGATTTGATTACTTGCTGAACACGCTCATCACCGGTAAATAATACTTCTGGTGCGTTAGCTTCAAGCCAAACGTTAGCGGCTGTTTCTTCCGGGTTAGGATAATCAAGCGCCTTATATAAATCTATTAAAGCCATTCTATTACCACCAGCCAATTCAATAGCTTGATTAGCTAGGGTTGTGCTGTCTTTAGGTAATAATGATCCTTCCTTAACGCTGACTCTTACTTTAGGCTTGCCCGGTTTTAAATATCTTTCATCATAAACGTAATACATCTGAACGAACCAATTATAAACTCCGTCAGCCATCTGTTCTAAGTATTCGCTAAAACCACCGCCAATTCTGTCGGTGTCTAATACTCTATTCTGTAGTTTACCTCGAACTGTCTTTTCACTTGATAGCCCGGCCGAAGATGATCCACTAACGCCAAAAACGTCTCTCATTCGCACTCTAGTGTCTATTAGCTGGTTATATATCTCCGCAGGTAGTGACGGTGCGCTCATACGGCCCACAGCGTCTTGTACTGAACCAGTAGGAACGGTTACTACCCCACCTCTTCGTAATGCTTCGGTAACTTGACTCGCTTGCTGTTGAGTAAGGCCTGATCGCTCTAATGAGACAACCATTCCGTTATTCATACTATCAGCGTTCTTGTCTATCTGGTTGACTCGTTTATTTACTAAATCTTGACTAGATAAATTCTGACCGATCAATGAAGTTTCATCTACTGGCTGCTTACCTAGATTAAATACTGATAATAATACAAAAGGGATTCCCGGTACTGCTATGTGGTTAACTCCCTCTTGTTTATCCATCAAAGGCGTACCATCCTCATTTAGTTGTTGTTCGCCTTGATCAGTATATTGAGCTTCTACTTCTTTATCGTAATTCCAATGCGGATTCTTTCTTTTTAAAAGTACCTGTTTACTTGCTAGTGTCCAGCATAAATACTCGGCGGTCCACCATTCAATAAACTGGATGTCTGTGCCTAATGCCTTTTTGTTATCATTATCTAAAACCATTTTTTTAATCAGTTCAACAGCTCCGGATTCTCCACCAGTTACTTCAATAGCGTTAATAATCTCATCAGCGGAAAGCTTACGATATTCACCTATGAATTTACCATGATAGCCATCCTCATCAACAGTAGAGTCTGGATCAAGTATAAGCTTCTTAGGTCTGATAACTTTAGCTGTAGGTATGTCTTTATCTAAATTCCAACCTATCTTCATAGCGCCTAATAGATAAATAGCCCAGTGTCTGGCCGCTTTTTTCATCTTAAGGCGTAAAACTATCTCATCAGCTACTTCAGCTAATTCTTTCTGTAGGTTAGTAGCGAATAATAAATTTTCAGGAGTTTGTTTTTCAGCCCTAGATAACATTACCATCGGATCAGGATTTCGTCTGGTTACCTGTGGAAGATAAGTTTCTAGAGATTCAAAAATAACATTGTCCATCAATTGGCGTGTTCCTTTTGCGCCAGTGGAAAATGTCCTATTAGCTCTAGGTTGATTAAATTGTTCTCCTTTCCAATAGTTCTCGTTCTCTTCGCATTGTTCTATCCATGTACTATAAACTTCCGATTCTTTCCAGTTTTTCTCCCATTTTTCTGTAAGTTTAAGTAATTCATCATTATCCATGCTTAACTTAAGCTCTGGGAATTTATCAGAAACTACACCTTCTTCTGTTTCCTCGTCGGCTCCACGCCCACCAGTCTTATTGGTTTTATTACCTAGAGAATAAAATGCATCGAGTATACCCATAGATTTATTATAACACTTTTTTAATAAAGTAAATAGTATTTTGTTAATACTAACGGTTGCGCCAATCTCCGTCATCTTCGTAAGCCCACCATTCATCTTCTACCGGGCCTTTATTTCCAAACATTTGATCAGGGTTCATATCAACTGTCAGATCAGGATTAAGAACATAACTGTTTGGTTCAGCTTCATCGTTTAATCCAACTATACCACCAACTCCACCAAACCTAGTTATACCAACACGCCAGTAAACTGTAGCATGTACCCAGTCATCACGATCGTTTCTAAGCCACCTATACTCAGGTACTCCAAGGGTATTTTCCTCTGTCACCCTATAAATATGGCTCCAATGCATCCAGTATTCATGCCATTGCTCCCTAGTTCCCCTAAATAGCTTCATTCGCTTATCCCTGTATTCATCGACAACTAGCTGGATCATTCGGTTGCGATCAACTATGACATTTCCGTTTTCATCCTTTTCACCCCATCGAATAAGGCTCATTGTCTTACGATCCCTAGCGTAATGGCAGAGAAAGACCCGACCGGGGTATGCCTTCCTTAATTTTCTGGCCCCAATAATATCACCACCCTGATCTATAATCATTATACTATTTGGGAACTCTTTTAGGAAATACTCAAGCGTCTGGTTCAGAGCCAGCTTGTTTACTTCGTCTGGCATGTAGTCAGTCACTTCGCCATAGCCTAGCAATCCTTGCTTATTGCCATAAACGTACCGCAATTTTATACCCGTATCAACGCCAATAATCATCCTACCTTTATGCAAATTCTGTTCTGTAGTAACCGATCCTTTAATCATTTCTTCAGTAACGGTGCTATCACCACCGGCGTAAGCTAATCCGAGGACCTTATTATAGAAATAGTCCATTGTCTGCTTGCCGTCTAATATCTCGAGATATTTATCAATAATATCAGCAGCGCTCACCCAAGGGGCCATCAATAAGCTAATATGGTAGCCACTCCACTTTGCTCCCTCAGTTCCTTTTTTGGCACGCCATTCACCAATGCGTCTGTCTGAATTGCTTAACTCGCCACGACATATTTTACAAATGAACTTCCTTTTCTCCATGTCAATACTCATTTTCTTTTCATCTTCTATATTCCAAGTCAGTATTTGTTTTTTG